ATTAATTGATAACAGATTAAGAGCAGTTGGTTATGCCCTAGAGTCTACTGCTTCTAGCACATACAACTCTGCGACATCAGGATTAAGAATAACTGGTGCTAATGTCACAGGCTTTTTAAGAGATCCATATGATGGCAGAATTGAACCAAGGCAGCCGTATCAGCCTTCAATCTTTTCTTCTCAAGGATATACTTACAACAACCTTGCTTCTCGTAACTTAATTGTTCTTGATAGAGCCCCAAGTGGAACTGCTGCAAGTAACAGCACTTACACTGTAACTTTATCTGCTGTTGCACAGCCTGTTGTTTATGACATTCCATTGATTAGTATTAGATTGGCTCCATCAGTTGACACAAACACTCCGGGTTTCCTAGGTGAACGTGAAATTGTCAATCGTATGCAATTAATTCTACAATCAGTTGGTATCTTATCAACCCACGCTTGTGAAATTGTATTAAGACTAAATGGTCAAATCGACAACTCTGATTGGGCACGAGTAGTTAATCCATCATTATCACAGCTAATCTATCACAGTAACAAAGATAGTATTCAAGGTGGAACTGATATTTACTCATTCAGGGCTGAAGGTGGTACAGGAACTTCAGGAAGAACTCCTGTTGTTACAACAGAAACATTAGGCGAAGTTGCTACTCTTGGTAATGCAATTCTAGGTGGTGACAATACTTATCCTGATGGACCAGACGTTTTAACTGTCGTTGCTAAACTTTCAGAAGATCCATCAACTGTGACCACTTCTAACCCATTCTCAATTGTAGGTAGGGTTTCTTGGTCAGAATCTCAGGCTTAATAAATGTTAGGTCTATATTCATTAGGTTCTACGGCATATTCAACACGATCAGCCGAGACTCGTTATGGTACTGTAGCTATCAACGTTACAGGTACCTACGAAGTCGGTGAGACTCAAATCTTACAAGGTGGTACTGGTCGTATTGTCGTTACAGGAACTGTTACAACAAATGCTGTTAGATATAGAACTCCAGTTGGAATAGCTATTAGTGGTAGAGCTAGTTTCCAAATTGGTGGTACTAGAAGACCATCTAACATTGAGTTTGAATTAACAGTCAATGGAACAATGACAGCATCATCTTACAGAAAAGGTCAGGAGTGGACAGAACTTGGTAAAGGTTCAGAAACTTGGACTCATATACCTAACCCATAAGGAAATATAATGGCACGTACAAAGATTAGCGAATATGATTCAACTGCTGCAAATAATTCAGATGTAGACAGTATCAATATTTCGGAAGGATGTCCCCCAAGCGGCATAAACAACGCCTTACGCGAAATTATGGCTCACATGAAAGATTTTCAGACTGGGGCCGTAACTGGAAACTCATTATCGGTAGCTGGTGGTGGTACAGGAGCTGAAAATGCAACAGATGCTCGTACTAACTTAGGTTTAGGTGCTTTAGCAGTAGAAGATACAGTCACAGCCTCAGTTATTGGTGCTAATGCTATTACTACAGCTAAAATTGCAGATGGTAATATTACATCAGCTAAAATAGCAACTAACATTGATTTACAAGGTTCCCCAACAACTACTACACAAGCAGATACAGATAACAGCACTAAAATTGCTACAACTGCTTTTGTGCAAACATTGGTTGGTAGTGGTGCTGGTGTTGCTGGGTTTATAGCATTTGACGGATCATCAGGCACTGTTATTAAATCTGCAAACTGCTCATTAACAAAAGTAGGAACAGGAAATTACACAATTACTTTAGATGCTTCAATTCAAGATGGATCAGATAATTACTGTGTCGTTGTTGGCAATGTAGATCGTGGTGTATTAAGTCAATCTAATTCAGGTGTTACAACTGCTGACAACACAATGCAACTATTTAATGCTCATGTTAGTGCTAGGGCTGCGGATAGCTTTACATTAAGTGCTACAAGAGTAGTGAACAACTATATTGTATTCTCGGCTGCAGATGGTGATGGTAATGCCACTCAAATGTTTGGGATCAATGCAGTTGACCCAAGTTATGTTACACTAGCTATATTCAAGTAAGGTAAATTATGAAAAAAAATATATACTGGAATCAGCCTGTAGGCAGTGATAAGATTGTCTTTATGGTTACTGAAAAATCTTTAGATCAAGTAAAAGCAGAAGGCATCATTCCTAATGAGGCTGCAGTATTAATTAAAGATCATAAAGAATCACATGAAATGAAAGCAGAAGAATATGCAAAGCATGTTCATATAGATAAATGTAAATTTGACAACCCATCAAACCCTAGTGAAATTGTGTTTGATATGGATTTATTAAAAGCACATTATGTAAATATGTACAAACAAATTAGATCCAATGCTTTTAAAGTTTTAGATAGCTTACAAACTAGAGCATTAGCACAAAAGAATGAAGGCTTGGTTACTGAGATTGAGAATGACAAACAAGCATTACGTAATATGCCTGATAATTTAGATTATTCTAATTGCAACACAGCAGTCGAAGTTTCAAGAGTTTATCCACAATCACTTATGGTAGATTATGAAGAGAAATATAAGCGAAGATTTTAAACTTTATGTCGATGAAGTAGCAGACATATGTAAAGCAATTTCTAAAGATGTTATTTTAAATGCAAAAAAAATAGGACTGATAGAAAATCATGATTGGGAAGGTTTTACCGATCCTAGTTTTTTACAGAATATAAAAGATGATATACCTAACACTCCATTTAACTATTACGTTGATTTCGGTGGTTCTGTAACCAACAAATTTATGCACATCTTGCAAAAGGTGTATCCTGAATACAATATACATGACTCAGGTTATTATTACTATCCTCCTACAGGATATATGGGATGGCATACCAACTCTAATCGACCCGGAAAAAGGGTTTATATTACATGGAGTGATGGAGACTCATCCTTTAGATTTTTAGATGCAGATAATCAAGTACACGAAGATCCTGACAATGTTGATGCACCAACATTTAGAGAGTTTGATATACCTGAACTACCTAATAAATTTTGGCATTGTGTTAGATCAGAAAATGCTAACAGATTAAGTTTTGGATTTAGACTAGAAAAAAAATGATACATATTATGACAGGCGATTGGAAATTACCCAATTGTCCTGACATGATCATAGACTCACACTATGTATATTCATACATAAATTTTAAGAAATACAAACCTGAATATTTACCTATATCAGATATAGCATTTAAAGATATATCCAACATCGATGTAGAAGATTCTAGGTACCTAACAGCAGATACGAGCTTTCCGGGTATCGTTGTTAAAGACATGCCTAACCCACATAATAAACCATATAGATTGATTGATGGGCGTCATCGTATCCTAAAAAGGTTAAATGATGATAAAGATACAGTCAATGTCTATATATTAAATGAACAAGATATTAGGAAATTCTATACCGACTATGGCAAATACGAGATTTAACTTTAGTGAATGGTTACCTGACCAACCAGCAGTAGCGGGAGTATTGGTAGATGCTAAGAATGTCTATCCTACCTCAGTAGGCTATGCTCCTTTTCCTAACTCTGTAGACTTTTCAGGAGATGCTTCTGAAGCTATTAATACAGTGTTTGGTGGCAAGTATGGTGCTGAAGTAGTTATTTTTGCAGGTACTGATTCTACAATACACAAATTAGATGCTACTGACCTTAGTTTAGATGATGTATCTAAATCAGGTGGATATAGTGGCAAAGAGTGGAAATTTACTCAGTATGGTAAAGTGGTTATCGGAGCAAACAATCAGGCTAAATTACAAAAGTGGGAGATAGGTGGTGACTCTGCTTTTTCTGATCTAGATGCAAATGCCCCTATAGCTAAATCTGTGGCTGTTGTGAGGGACTTTGTTGTTGCTGGTAACATAGGAGCTGGATTGGAACCGAATAAAATTATCTGGTCCGATATCAACGATGAAGCTTATTGGCTTCCGGGTGACACATCACAATCAGATTATCAGTTCATTCCTGACGGGGGAAATATTCAAGCCATCAGTGGTGGTGAATTTGGACTTATATTATTAGAAAAATCTATCGTGAGAATGAGTTACATTGGTAGCCCATTGTTCTTCCAATTCGATGTAATCTCTCGTGGTTTAGGTTGTTTAGAAGGTAACTCTGCAACCCAATATGGTAATACTACATTCTTCTTATCTGATGATGGTTTCTATAAATGCGATGGTAATACAGTCGTAGGAATAGGTACAGAAAAAGTAGATCGTTATTTCTTTGATGATGCATTGCTAACTGATATTGACACAATGTCAGCCTCTGTTGATCCTATTAGAAAGTTAGTAGTATGGAACTATGCCAATGTGGGTGGTGGAAGATCTATTCTTATTTACAATTGGCAGTTAGATAAATGGTCAAGAGCAACAACACAAACAACGGGCATTGGAAGCTCTGTAACGACCACAGGTGAGACTTTAGAAAGTTTAGAGACCAACCTAGGCTATACTAATTTAGATACTCTACCAGCCTCTTTAGATGATCGTTTATGGATTGGTGGTAAGTTCTTATTCTCAGGATTTAATGATAGAAAAATTGTTACTTTTACAGGCTCTAATTATGACTCTGAATTAGTGACTCCTGACTTAGAAGAAGGCTATAACTCGTTCTTAATGTTAGTTAGGCCGCAAATTGATGAAGGCTCTGCTGATATTGAAGTAGCTTCTCGTAAAGAACTAAGTGACCCTATTATATTTGATGTAAAAGCAACCACTTCTACTGAAGGTCGAGCTTCTCTTAGAAGTCGTGGTAGATATCATCGAGTCAAAGTAAAGCCAACAGGTAACTGGAAAAATGCAGTATCTATAGATGTTGAGTTAAAACCAGCTGGTGGTAGATAATGCAGTTTAGAAGATTACAACCTGAGTTTGCTACAACTCGTGAAATTGCAGAAATTACAAATACAATATTAAATGGTAAGTTAAACTGCACAGGAACTGTTACATTAGATACATCATGGGCAACCTCTACTACACTGTATGACGAAAGAATCAGTAGGGACTCAAAGATTATTTTAGTTCCCTATTCTGATGCTGCGGAAACTGCTACGGCTCCATATGGTGAGTTTACTAAAAATACCGATCAGTTATCACCTAGTGTTGGTAATACGGCAGTTGTAGATTGGACTACAGAACATGATATAAATGGCATATATTTAGATTCGGTTAACACCTCTAGAATATATGTTAGAAACGATGGTATATATAAAGCATTATTTTCTCTGCAATTAGCAAATGCTAATAACGATGCAGAATATGCTGATGTATGGTTTAGAGTAAATGGCAGTGATGTTGCTGATTCAGGCAAAAGATTTGGTTTACCAGCCAGAAAGTCTAATGGTGATCCATCTCATTTAACTGGGACAGCAAGTCATGTGTTAGATTTAACAGGTGGTGACTATTTAGAGATAGCTGGGGCTACATCTTCTACTAATGTTTCTTTAGAACATTATGCTGCATCAACAACACCTTATACAAGACCTTCTATACCATCTGCACAAATAAGTGTTACATATATAGCACCATTTAGCATGGACAATGTTTATATATCAGCACAAACAAATGGTAGTGCAACTGTAAGTCACTTTGCGAATAACACACCGAGCTTAGTTTACGGCTACGTTATAATAGGTTAAACCA